AAGGCGCGGGAGGGCTTTTTTTTCGCATTACCCGCAGCCAACCGGCTCAGTAAGGACCCGCTATCTGGCTGTTTTGCGTTGCGAGTGGTTGCGTTTGGGTTGCGCGCGCGGTTGCTTTCTGTGGGGATGGTGGGGTTCATTGGCGTTTGCCTGCGATCTTCTCGGCACGGGCAAGGCGCTCGTGGTCGTCGCGACAGTCGGCGTCGCAGAAGCGGCAGCCAGGTGGAACGATGGCGTCGCAGTAGTAGCAGACGCCGCATGGGGCGAGGTCTGCTGTCGATGCCCTGGCGGCGGCGATGGCGAGGTCGATCGGCATCTGCTCGACTTCCTTGGCTCGGTCGGCGTCGTCCATCAGCGAACCGCCGAGAGGTTGGCGCGCGCGGTGATCGCCTCGAGGCGCTGGCTCATGGCCTTGAGTTCTTTGGTCGCCAGAATGAACTGCTGCTGCAGGGCCTGCACTTCGTCAGCCGGGGTCACGGGATCAGGCTGTGAGTAGCCGCAGATCGAGGCGATGTAGTGCATCGCGGCGTGACAATCGATCTCCCTACCGATGCGCAGCAGGTGCAGAAGTTCGGCCTCGCTGAAGTGCTGGCGCCTGTCCGGGTTGAGGCAGTCGCTGATCTTGCTCGCCGCCTGATCGACGGGCAGCGACGGCCACAGCTTGGCGCCGACGATCTTGGCGCCTCCTGCTGCACGGATAACCTCGCGCAGTGCGTCCTGGATTGACTCGTGAAACAGCGCTGGTTGCATTGCCTGCCCTCCCCTTTCGTTGGCTTGTACGTGTCTGTACGAAAAATCCGGACAGCCTTCGTACAAGCGGCGATCTATCTTTCATCCACACACACAGGAGGCCCCAATGGCCATCACTGCCGACGACTACAACGCCCTGACTACCGCACTCAGCTGGATCTGCTTCGCGCTCACAAGACGGCTGCCCGTCGCAGAACGGCAACCGCTGCTGCAAGACTTGGTCGCCATGGCGCACGCCAGGAACACGGCAGGCGATCTGCGCGGCGAGACGCTTCTTCTCGACCTGGCGGCGGCTGTGGCGTCGGCCATGGCTGGCGATCCTCTCGCGGAAAAAAAAGCCCTCCCGCGCGTTTGTCCGGGCACGCGGGAGGGGAAAAGCCGAGCGAGGGGAGACGACGACGCCCGGCGGGAGGAGATGGGGATGCAGCGCATGGACACGGTCAAGCGGCTTCTTCGACTGGCTCGGGCTGGCTCTGCTGCGGCCTTTGCGCCTGCTTGGCAAAGAAGTCAGCGAGCCGCTGCACGGTATGGACGCCGGGGTCTTTGACGGAGCCCTGCGCGATCTTGGTGACCGTCGAGTAGGGCACGCCTGAGCCGGCCGCGACCGTGCGCTGCGGGATCGCCTTGGCCCGGAGGTGGGCGATAACGAATTCGTAGAGAGGTGTTGACGTGTTCATGGCCACCAGTCTATTGCCTTTTGTGGCTACACGCAATAGCCGCACATGGCTTTTTGTCTTTGGGACAATCCACAAATGGATATAGCGGCGATCATCTCTCGCAACTTGACGGCCCTTATGGCGTCGTATCCAGACCGGGAAACGCTGGAGAAGGTGGCGCACGTTGCTCACGTCGGGTTCAGCACCGTTCGCCGCGCAAAGAACGGTGACGGCAATCTGACGGTGCAGAATCTCGAACTGATCGCCAGAGATTTCCGACGGACAGCGAAGGATTTGCTCGCCGAGCCTATCGACCAGTATGGGCCTACCGCGCCGGTCACCGTCCTGGCGGTTCACGAGCCGCCCGTCGAAGAACGCGAGCTGCTGCAGGGATACCGAGACGCCTCGCAGGAAGTGCGAGAGATACTGCTCGATCTTGCGCGAAAGGCAACCCGCAAAAAGGATTTCGGGCCGCGCAGCGAGAGCAACGACTAGCCCGAACTCGACTGCGCGCGATCAAGGGCTGCAAATGCCACGAATCATGATATGGTTTCGCTATGGATACCCAAGGACAGCCGGCGCGCCGGTCTCGGTTGGCGCCCGAGCCGCATTTCCTGGTAGAGGACATGGCGGAGACGCCAGCTATTGTCGACAGAGCCGCGCCAACGGACGCCACGCTGGCCGAAGAGCGCGCGGCACCAACGACGCCAACGGCCGCGCCAACAGAGCGCCGATCCGCGGCGCGCGTGGTTGTGACGGACATTCACATGTCGTTCTTGTCCATGGTGATTTTTCTGATCAAGCTGACTTTCGCCATAATTCCGGCGGCTCTCATCAGCGTTGGCATCGTCGCTTTGTTCGTCCGCGCACTCGGCTGGTACACATTGCATGGGTAACGACCTTTCCGCGCTGACGGGGCCAACTGAAGAAGCCGCCACCGTGCGGCTTTTTTTTACCCCAAAATAGCCTTTTATGGCTTGACACGGTAGCCACGTGCGGCTAAAGTCTCACTCATCGACCACCCACGGAGCCACCACATGCCCCACTTCGACCAACCCGGCGGCGTACTTCTCGCCGAGCGCCTCCTCGCCGAAGCCTTCCCGCGGGGCCGCGAAGCGCGCAGCGCGGAGTACCGCGAAGGCGTCAAGCAATTCCTTCTGTACGTCTTCGCCTCGCACCCGGTGCGGTGCACGTTCCCGGCCGGATCAGCGCGCCGCGATGCGTTCTACGCCGGTGTCGACGAGGGCAAGCACCTCGCCCGCCGCGAGCAAAACGCCAGGCGGGAAGACTGAAAACTGCCGGCCGCACCAGGCGCGACGCGGGTTTTCGGTCGCCTCTATAAAGGCCTTGGTCAGCTGGAAAACTGACGCGGCCGGCAGCCAACACAGAGCAGTGCTGCAAACCGCCCCGGCCCGAATCAGCGGGACCGACATGGCGTGAAACTGATCTGCGCGAGAACGCCAGAGTCCTTGGCGAATGCCGCAGGCGTGACCGGCTACGGAAAGCATGCCGGCGTAACGAGAGAACGAAAGCCTCGCGACAGCCGGAGAGACGGCGCCCACTCACCACCCGAGGAGCAACCATGACACGACCAATTACCGACACCCTGCGCCACATCGGCGGAGGCGTGTTCGTCGATACAGCCAGCGCGAAGCTTCAGGAGCTGGTCAGCGCTGTCGACGAGACCGGCAAAGCCGGCCGCATCGACTTGACCATCAGCGTCAAGAAAGCCACGCGCGGCGGCGCGATGATCCTGACCGGCAAGGTCAAGCTGACCAAGCCCGCCGAGCCAGCACTCGAGGCGATGCTGTTCGCGACGCCCGAAGGCAACCTGGTCGCCGACGATCCGCACCAGAAGAAGCTCGATCTGCAAACCGTCCCCGCTGACTCTCGCCAGCCAATCACCCTGAAAGCCTGAACCCCATGGAAAACACCCAAACGCCAAAAAACATCGCCGAGACGCTCGCTAGCGAGCTTCCGAAGCCGGTCGAGATTGCCAGCCGTGAGTACGACCACCTGACGAGGGTAGCTCTGCCGCCGAACTGGACGGTCAAGGATTTCGACGACGAAAAGCTTCTGCAACAGCCGCGCCGCAAGACGGCCAGCATCGAGACGGATACCGTCGAAAGCTTCGTCGCGTATCTGACCCTGCACGCCAGTGAGCAGACCACCGTTTGGGTCAAGGCCGACTATGTGCAAGGAAAAGTCGATTTTCTTGGCGTCGTGAATGATCACGGCGCGGAAGACGATGACCGGGACTGGCGCGACCATCGCGTGAAGTTCGCGCCTCGCAAGTCCGAAGAGTGGAACCGCTGGAAAGCCAAGGACCGGCAGCAATTTGGACAAGCCGAATTTGCGGTGTTCATCGAGGACAACCTTGCCGACATCACTGGCGACGAGCACACCCCGTCCGGCGCCGACATGCTGCGCATGGCGATCGATTTCGAGGCGAAGCAGGATATGCGCTTCAAATCAGCATTGCGCCTGCAGTCTGGCGGTGTGGACATGGCGTTGACGTCGACCGACGACGCCGGCACGCTCGAGAAAATGCGGATGTTCGACCGTTTCTCCATCGGCATCCCGGTCTTTTGGGGAGCCGAAGCGTATCGCGTCGACGCGCGTCTTCGCTACCGAGCCAAGGAAGGCAAAGTCACGTTTTGGTACGAACTCATCCGCGCCGACAAGGTGCTCGAAGCGGCGGCGGCCAAGATCGTGACGACGGTTTCCGAAGGCACGCGCGCGCCGCTGTTCTTCGGCAACCCGTTCGCGGCTTGAGCGCTTCCCGGCCATGGAAAACGCATTCATCCTCGTTCCCGAAACGCATCTGCCCTGCGGCATCGTCGTTCCGCCGTTCGAAGCCTCGCAGTTTCTCTGCAGCCAGGCGCCCGACTCTCGCGTTCCCCGCGCGGCATCAGCGGCAGCCCAAAAGCCGTGGGTGCGCATTTCGTACCTCAACGCCATGGCCGCTTGCCGGGCCGCTGGCTGGTCGCTGATCACTGAGCAGCAGTGGCTGGCGATCGCTCACGACGTCGCCGGCCAAAACGCCAACTGGACTGGCGGCGCATTCGGCGAGGGCAAGCTGTTTCAGGGCCTGCGGAAGCGCAGCGTTCTGGCTCCCGTGTCCGGCATGTATCAGCCGGACGCTCCGGGCGAGCACCGCTGGAAGGTGCTGTCGAACGGCGAGCGCATCTGCGACTTCGGCGGCAACGCCTGGTCGTGGGTGTACGACGATGTGCAGGGCGGCCCGGACGGCGTTGCCGGCATCGTCGACGCGGACTCGCCGAGCGTGATGACGGCCCCGTGCGACCCGCTCAGATCGGGAATGGGAATATTTCCAATGGCCGGCGTACAACGCATGGTGTGGGACGACCGCGGGCTGATTCGCGGCGGAGGATGCCGCAGCGGCAAAGACGCAGGCGCGTTTGCGCTCTACGCCGCCTTGCTGCACGGCGAGTATGTCAGCGTCGGCTTTCGCGCGACGCGGCCAATCTTGGGAGATTCCGAAGCATGAAAACTTGCGACCTTGCCACCCACACAGCTCCGGAGCGCGAGCCCCGCCAGCCACTGCGGCAGACCATAGGCCAGGCCATTCAACGCGCTTGCCGTGCTGCCCTGCGCCTTGGCCTTGGCTTGCGCATTCCGGCGTCGCGCATCCACCAGTACGACCTGCAAGCCGCCCGCGACCACGCGGCCGCCCAGGTGCGCCTCGCCCTCGAGGACTGCAGTTACTGGATGGGCGAACTGCACAGCCTCGACGAAAAACGCGCGGCAGTCGGCCGGGCAGCGCAGGCGCTACACGATCGCCGCGACAGCCTGAGCATTCCGACGCCGACCCGCCCCATTGACTGGTTTTGAGGAGAACAGCATGCAGATCATCGGATTGACAGGGCAACCCTTCAACGGCAAAGACACCGCGGCGCGCTACCTGTCGGACGTGCACGGGTTCCACCCGATCGCGTTTGCGGATCCCTTGCGCGCCGGGCTCAAGGCGATGCTCGGGCTGACCGACGACGACTTCACCCCGGAGCGCAAAGAGCGGGTGATTCACTGGCTCGGCAAAACCCCGGTGCAACTTCTCGAGTCTCTCGGCACCACGTGGGGGCAAACAGAGCTTTACCGGCAGGTCTGGTGTGATAGTGCGGTGCACACCATGAACGCGCTTCTCGACAGCAAGCGCCGTTTCGTCTTCACCGACGTTCGCTTCGTCCACGAGGCCAAGATGCTGCAGCAGTTCGGAGGAAAGCTCTTGCGCATCGTTCGCCCGGGCGCGCCGAGGAGCACCCGGGCCGGATGCGCCAGCTTCCAGGAACAGATGCTCCTGGTCGCCGACGCCGACGTCGTCGCCGCGTCCGTTGCCGAGCTGCACGAAGCGCTTGATGACGTCCTGTACCAGTTTCGGCTGCTTGCGGACTCCCCCGCGCGCCGGATCGCCGGAGCAGGCGCATGACCAGCAAATCCTCGCGACGGCCATACAAAGCTTGGTCCGATGCGGAGCTTGACGCAATGACGGAGAGCTACGCGACGGGGAATCTTCCCGAACTCGCCGAGCGCTTCGGCGTATCGATGCAGCAACTGCGCGACAAGGCGAGCCACATGGGGCTGCGGCGCGAGAAAGGCACAAAAACCAGCCCGGACGACAACGAGCCGGAACCGGACACCGAGCAGCGGACTTTCTTCGGCAAGCAGACCATTCACCACCAGCCCGGCGGCCGGGTCATCACGCATACCATGCGTGGCGGATAACATCGAGAGACAGCGATGGCACAAACCAACCAAAACGTAGCGCGCGCCAAGATTCTGCGCGCGCTCATCACCAACGGCATGCTCACGACAGACGAACTGGCGCAACAGACGGGGCTCACCGCCGGACAAGCACGAGACAACGCCAATGCGGCGGTTGTCAGCGGCTTGGTCATCAAGGGCAAAGACTGTGTGACCGGACTTCTCGGCTATAAGATCACACCGATCGGCAGGAAGTGGAACGACGGCCAGTTGCAGAACGCCGGAGCGACATCGTCGGCAACGACGGGCGGTGAAACCGCGCAGCCGTCGCCGGAAGCTGGCGCCGAGCCGATCGCGGCGATAACCAAAGAGCTTGAGGATTTCGTTACCGCAGACATCGAGAATGCGTATTCTGGCGTTCAAGAGGCAATCGAGAAGGCGCACATAATCGGTATCCACCACATCGACGTCACCGAGCCAGCACAGCCGCCAGAGCAATAAGCCATCTGCCGCAGCGGACAGGCACACCTATTAGTAGGAGATTGACATGAAATTGAGCGACCTGCTGCAAAGCGTAACCCAAAACACAGCAAGCATTGACGGCGTGCGGTGGTATCCGGTGCGGCCGATGACGGCAGAAAACACTTTTTTATTGCCCCGTGCCAAAGCAGCTTGGCGCGTTCTTGCTGGAAAAAGCGACGCCATCGAATGGGACTACCCAACGAAGAGCGAGCCGCATAACGCGATTGTGAGCGGCTTGCCGCGCAAAGGAGAATCAGAATGACCACTCAAGCATCTTCGGCAAGTCCGCTCGACATACCTGTTATGCCTGTAGCGTGGTTGCACGACCAGCCCGAGAGGTACGACGTTGTGCATGACGAAGCGCGGGCGCTTTGGTTGAAGGCGTGGCCGAAACAGGTTGAGCACTACACGATACCGCTGTACCGGCATGCAGAACGCCAGCCACTCAGTACGGAAGCTGCCTGCGCGCTGCTG